TTAAATTTTTTTTGATAGCTGATATATAATTCCACGAACCACACCAACACTTAAACGATAATCATCTGATAAGATAGTATACCTATCCATCTTACCCCCCTTCATCTCCTGATAGCGCTCATATAATTCTATATCTCTAAAAATGGTACAAGAGATTTTACACCCATTTTTGTAAGCTACCTTAAGGTCCTGTTCTATTTTCTTAAGTTGATCATATACCCTCATCATTCCCATTTTTTTAATTCACATCCTTTTTCATCTTGTCGCAATAAGGTAGATAGTGGACAACCACACACATCACATTTAAAGCCTTTAATATCTTTCAGTGTGTAATCCGGCATAAACTTCTGATAAGTACCCACCTTTGCATGTGGACATGTTGAACACACTCTCGCTCTCTCCCTTGCCTTTGCTTCCATTTCGGGATTAGTAAATATATAATTCTCCCAACCCTTTAATATTGCCTTGAGATTAATCATGCTCCTTGTGTTAATTTAATGTTACTATTGTTTTCATTAATAGAAAGAACCCTTACAACACCCTCACTTGTTCCAGCACTTGAACCTTCGTATGTCCCTTGTACAGCTCCCTCTCTTGCTCCCTTATATGCACCCCGTTGGGTGCCTTCTAATGCCCCTTGTTGGGTTCCTAATTTAGCACCCTCCTTGATCGCTTCTGTGATTTGTCCCACATCTATCTTTGTGTTAATTGTAGAAGCTCTTACTAAATCTCCTTGTGCAAAATGAAACGGTCTATTGAATCCCCGCCTACTTGAATTATTGATAAGTTCCAGTACAGGCAAATACTTCGCTGTTGCTATCTTGTTTACAATATACTCTCCTCCTTCCATTTCATAACCTCCAACACCCGCTACAGAGAAGGGAACTCCTCCCTCTGCATGGCTCCTTCCCGTAACAGGTCCTCCTTCAGAATATTTAACCGTTGTACTCATTATCTTATGTACATTTGCCATACCTGTAGCAAATGTAGTAGCTGCCATAATTGCTCCAGCAGGCCATCCTAAAGAAATCGCTTTTGAAACTCCTATAAATGTATTAATTGTTGCCTCCGCTACAGCTAATGCTTTTGCTGCTGCCGTATTCTCTCCTAATAATTGCTTTGCCTGTCCTAACACTCCCGCCATTAGACTCATCTTCATCTCTTCTGTCTTCCTCTTTAATGCGATGTCTTCCTGAGAATGTTGCCTATTCATCAAAGAGAGTTGCTCATTATACCTTTCTTGACTAATTTTCTTATCTGCAAGAAGCTGATCAAGGTCAGCACGCTCCTTCTGGTGTTTTTGTGCCAATTGCTCCGCCTCTATCTCCCATTGTGTTGCCCCTTGTTCCTGCAAACTGAGAAGCCTGTCTTGAAAGTCTAATGTCTGTTGTTCCTTTTCCTCTTGCCTTCTTAGTTGCTTCTGTTGCTTATCCAGTTCTACACCTTGCGCCTCATACTCCTGTTTTAACTGTAATAATGCTAATTCATGTTCCTGCTCTTGTGCATAATCCCATTGCTTTGCCTCCTCCTTGAGTTCCTTCTCTTTCTCCAAAGCCTTGACCTTCTTCTGATAAAGTGCTTCCTGCCTTTGCCGCTCTTCTTCTATTAAAGCAGCTGTGAGTTGTGCCTCTCCTTCTAATTTAGATCTATTCAATTGCTCATACATTGCTAACTCCTGTTGTACTGCATTAACAGATAAGTCAACTTTCGTTTTAGCAAAATCCTCATCTATCTTGCGCTTCTGTGCCTCATACTCCCGCCTGTTAATAATCTTTTTCTGTTTCTCTTCTTCTAATACCCTTAAACGATCTTCTTTTCCTTTCTCTTCTATGTCTAAACGTTCCTTTAAGGACTTTGCCACCGCTGAATTAGTCTCTACATACACCTCAATAGCTTGCTTCTCTGTAGCAATTCTTTCCTTTATCTGCTCAAGAGCTCTTCGGTGTGCCTCCTCTCGTTGACTCTTCTGCTGATTAATCCCCTCCTTGCGAATACTGTTAAGGACTTTATTCTGCGCTGTTTCTGAATTTATCATCTCCCTGTTTGCATTCAAAGCCTCCGCCTTCTTCCTTGCCAATTCTGCCCGCTCTGAATCACTCGTATCATTACTCTGTTGCTGCAACTCTATTTTTTCTACCTCCAAATCGTTCCGCTCCTTAGCCAATTTGTTTATTTCCTTATTTATCTCAATACTCCTCTTTGCTGCCTTCTCCCTCTCTTCCAAAGTCAAAGAAGTATCCCTTGCTATTTGATTTTGCTCTGCAAATAACTGCTTTAATTCCTCTGTTTTTGTTATATAATCTGCCTCCGAGCTGGCTAATTTCTGATTTATCTCTGCTATTCGCTTACCTCTTTCCCATGCCTCGCCAACTGTATTATTAAGCGCTTTTACTGCCGATGTTGTCTTCCCTATAGTATCCTTAACACCTGTTATACCCTGTAAAGTCCCATTTGCCATTTGCTTAAGACCCTCCTTAATATCTCCAGTGAATAACTTAACAAATCCCCTCCCTATTTCCATAGCAAAAGTAACTCTGTTTATGATTTGCTCCTCAATAGCTTTCCCAAGTGATACCAATGCTTCTTTAGGATGAGTAAAAGCCTCCACCAGTGCCTTGCCTAATTTTTGAACAACTCCCCATAAAGTCTCCATTAACACTTTCAAAGGAGTAAGCACCATTGAAACTTTATCTATCCCCTCTTGTGTAGAAGTAAGATAAGCAATCAAAGAACCTAATAATACCAAAATAGCACCTATTCCTGTACTGATAAATGCCGCACGCAATACCTTAAGAGCAACGGAGGTCTTCCCTGTTGCAGATGTTGCTAAATCCATTGATTTAGCTGATAACTTCCCATGCTGAATAAATGCAATTATAGGAGCAGATAACGCACTTAACTTACTTCTGAGGTCTCCAAGTCCACTAATAATACTATTAAGTGAGCCTCCAAAAGCGTTATTCGTTCCCAATGCATCAAGTATCGCTTTCTCATAATTCCCTACATCTACTTGATTATTCCCCATACTCTTCTGCAGTTCCTTATACTTCTTATCCTGTTTCTGTATAACCTCCAATAGCTTGCCTCCCACCTCTGCATTATTCCTTTCCTCCTCCGTGAGAGACTCATATATCCGCTTATTCTGAGAAAGTGCAGCACTTATCTCTCTTATTGAGCCTGTCAATCTCTCATTTGATTTTTGCTTCTTTGCCTCTGTAGCCACCGATGCTGCTAAAAGACTATCATACGTCCGCAACTCCCTTTGACCCTCCTTCTGATAAGAATTTAATACTGTGAACCTCTGAGAGTACTCTTGTATGGAAATCTCCCCTTTATTGAAAGTATCCTTAAGCTCTTTCATCTCCTGAGAAATCTCCATAATTTTTCTACGTGCCTCTGCTGCCTTCTTCACTAAATCTTCTACATCTATCTCTATCTTTCCTATCTCTACCATAACCTTACTATTCTAATGGTTCTATCTTTATAAGTTCTACTATAGCTCTTTGCCCTGCTTTATAGGTGATTTTATTAGGAAGAAAATACCCTCCTAATTGATTAATGTATATACGTTTGAAAAAATTAAACTCATACAAGTCCAATGCTGTAAGATTCATCTCACACGTATATATCTTCATATTATTGAGTAGCTTAATAAAATCACTGTAATAATCATTTATCAAATTTTTCCACCATAACCTTTCAAATTTTGCATAACAAGGCAAAATATCAAAACCTTTATTTATCGCCTCTCCTTCTCTTATTGTGCCCTGTATCGGAGTGGGAATCCTTCCCTCTGAATGAGCAACTACATTGAATATGTGAAAGCGATTGTCCTTCTGTTTATAACTTACCTCATTTACTTTTTGCCCATTATCCTCCTTTTCCTTTATCTCTTTCTCCCAATACCAAAAGTTATCTAAATCCGGCATTTCCTCATGACTAATCCCTTTATCCTTATTTACCTCTGAAAAGAATTTCCCTAATCTCTCCCTCTTAAAGGTAAGTAGCTCATCCTTTACCTCTATAACTCCGTCACCAATTGTCTGTATTGCCTCTTGCTCATCATATTTTTTATACTTCAAAAAATTCTTTTGAGAATAAGAAGAACTACTACAATGAAACTCCAGATTAGTGTAACGAATGTATTTATCACTCCAATCAATCACAGGAGCCTCATACAAGCGCTCCTCAATCGTGTAGAAATGTTGACGTTCATCGTCAGGGCTTAACTTGATTGAGGTGAGACCAAACATGATAAGAATTTCCTTAAATAAGTCTAACATAGAGAATTCAGAAAATAAATCATTCAAAATCGTCCATGAGGTTTGTGTAAGTTTAGTAGTTATATCATACAAATTAGGTTCAAAACCATAAGCGTCTCCTCCCTGATAACTTCGTGTAATAAACCTTACATATACTTTGTCTCCTGCTTTAAATTCATTCTCAAAACTTTTCTCAAAAACAAACTCCTGTTTCCCCTCTTCTACATTTTCCTTCATCTCCTTATAACTCTTCCCCGTATCATTAAACAGAGTCTTACTGTCCTCATCACTTGAATACACTGGAGTACTTTCATTATTCCTATATACCTCTATGCAATTCCCTGCCACCCCTCCCGTAATTCTCGCTTTTAGATAGAAATCACATTGACCTTTCAAATCATTTCCTACCTCCATGATTGGATTCCTTTCTTTGTCTAAGTAAAAATATGAAGGATTCCCTTTATTAATCTTCATATAACGAATCGTATGTAAGCGACCTCTCACTCCCTTACCTCCTTCAATATATGAATCTTTTACTACACTTGCCCTACCTGCAACTTCCATCTTTGAAAGTTCTCCTTCAGGAGCTTTCTTACTTATTACCTGTGAAGCACTTATAAATAATGTTTTGAACATCCAAGTATTAAAGAATTTTCCCACAAACTCTTTCCCTGACCTCCTCTGTACTTGTTCAAATATCCATCGCATTGAAACCGCTGGAGGACAATAATAAAAATTGTAAGCATTCTCTACACTCCCCTCATACTCACAACTGGTTATCGTATCCCCTCCATACTCTGCTAAAGGATACACTACTCCTAAATCATAATCTCCTGAGTAAATATAACTATATACATATTCAGCATTATATTTCCTCAACTGCTCAGGGGATTTGTTATGATTTAATTCCACTCCGAAAATATCAGATAGTTTCCACAAATTCAAACTATGATATAAATCTCTTGTACTCTCATTAAAAGCAAATTTATAAGTGCCAAATTGTATCCCCATTAAGTAACCTATAGCATTCTTTATAACAGGCAACCCGTCAATATAGCACTCTACCTCAAAGGATTTATTTGTAATGCTACTATTATGCCCAACGGCATGTGCTATATCAAATATAGTGCTATTGGTATCTGTAATAGGCAAATACATTACATTTGAATAAGTGAATTGTCTCGTATCAAATGAAAAAAAATCTGCACATTGCAAATTCCAAGTGAATTCATTTTGTAAAACATCTGCCTCTTGATTATTAATAAAAAGCCTTATCATTTTTTTAATATTATTTGTTGTAGTCTATTTTTTATATTTTGCCTTAAAGTTTTATAAAGTAAAGTGTAAAATACTGTATTATAAGGCAATGCTTCTATCTGTTCATACTTGAGTATATCCCCTTGTGCCAGTGTATCAATAACAGAAAGAGCTGAAAAGGGTTCTAATTGTGATACTCCTGCCTGTTGTAGTTGTCCTTCATATTGAGAAGGCTCTCCTTTAAATGCTTTCTCTTCCTGTTCTACAACTCTATTAACCTCCTGCGTTAGAAATTTGATACAGGCATAAAACTTAAATACATTCATTCTTGCAGGCTTTTTTATCTTATACACTTTTTTAAATGAATCAATCACTTGTGTTAACTCTCCGCTCATCATTTGTTCAATGATCGTCCTCACATCTCCCCAATTTAGATTAGTTAACCTCTCTATGCCATGCCTCTTCTTCCACCACAAAAACCCCTTTTTAAAATAAGGCAATGGCTTGACAACTTCTAATATAGGAGTAAGTTCTTTTTGTCTTTGTGGACTGAGTAATAGATATTGTTGTAATGTCATAACATACTTAAAAAATGTAATTACTATAATTAAAAGAATTATCTAAATATTGGTTTAAATGTCTTTTTAGGTTTCAAATCAAAATACACCCTCATTAGTAACATGTCTCTGTAATCCGGACTCCTTCCAATGACTTGCTTTACCATGTCTTTATTTATCACTGAAAGCCGTTGCCCATCCTTGTTATCACTTTTTATTTGCTCTAATTCCTCTGTCATCATCTCTTTTGTACGCTCTGAAATCTCAGCACTAATGTATATCCCATTGTTATTAATACACTCGGCTAACTTATACAAGCATTGCGTTTGCAAATTCTTATAATTGGTAGGCTTACCATTCTCTTCAAAGGGAATGCTGTTATTCTTAAATCCAATAATCCCCGTATTATCTACCACTCCACCTCCTACACCATCCTCATCAGCAATACAATTCTCCTTAGGCATATTATACTTTATTCGCAGTGTGTTAATGAGTGCTTGTATCTCAGTAGTTGCAGAAGTTGCTAAGGTATATATCTCTACCAGTTCCCAGCTTTGCCACACACCTATCACACACAAATCTGAACCAAAGCGAGCAATATCTGCAGTTAAATACATGGTGTTATCATGTGGTATATGGTCATTCTCAAAGATAGCAAGTATCTTATCATAATCACATAATGCAGCAGGGTCATCATCATATTCCCATAGACCATTCAGTAGTCGTTGTTTCTCTGCTCCACTGAGCGTTCGTTCCAAGTTCCGAATATACTCCTTAGGTAACATCTTATTATCATACGGCAATGCCTGTATGAATGCTTTCCACTGCTCCAATTGCCCCGCCTTGTAGGGTTGGTAAAATCCCTTATAAAGGAAATTCTTAGAGGGGTTGGCTGTTATTAGTAGTTTGCCTTTCAGGTTGTACTCCTTGTTCTTCCAACGCCCAATAGAGATTTTTAAATTGGAGTAGCTGTCATAATCAAACTCCCCTCCTTCTTCTATCCACCCTCGTGTAAATTGCATTGAACCAAATCGCTGGTATTGTGGGTCGCTTGGTAAGTACCTACAATCTAACAGCAATACCCGTGAGTCGTTGTGTAATTCAAAATAATTATCCTGCCCGTTATATTTGTATGATTTTTGTGGTATGCCCCACCCATTAAGTACCTCGTAAATGCTTGGTATGGTGAATCGTCTCAAGTCATTCAACTGCTTACGAGCAATAAAGTACTGTGTGTTTGGGTACATAAAAGCATCGGCAAATATTAACGAACAACCAATGAAAGACTTACCTCCACCTTTGGCTCCTCCATATAGCACCTCCTCAACGGTATCATTATACCATGCCTTAATACATTCGTATTGCTTTCGGTTGCCTTTTGGTGTTATTATTATATTACTCATCGGGTGCACCCTCCCATACTATCTTAACTTCAGTAACATTAAAATCACCCTTGACCTCCTGCTTTATTGGAGCCTCCCAGCCCTCCATTTTAGCAAGCTGAGTAGCTGCTGAGATACGCTCTCGGTAGGAGGGAAAAAACTTCTCCCCATCAATCTCCCTACCCTTGCCTCTGATCACATTCGACAAAAATTTAAGCACATCAATCTTTTGCATTATATCCTTTTTTCGTTCCTCTACCTCTGTGCTTATCACTTGCTTTGCCACCTCCTCGTTGATTGATTTTTGCCACTCTTGTAGCTGTTTTTGAGCACTTTCCCAATCCCTTGCAAATGTTCTTTCCGATTTATGCCACTTACTGACATATAGCTGACAAACCTCCCCAAACGACAACAGAGGAGACTTCTTAAGCTCCTCTAATATCCATTGTTGCCTATGTTTTGGGGTGTTATTCATATTCTTCTTTTATTTCGTTCTCTATGTATGATAAATCTAATTCGTGATAATTGTCTTTTATTTTCTTTGGGTCTCCTTTATAAAACACTAATACGTTTTGATGTGTCTTTCCTATTTTTCTGCTGACATTAAATTGCTTTCCTGCACGTATTGGTAGACTTCCAAGCGCATTTACTAATATCATTTCATTGTACAATACAACTCCACAATTCCAAAATGCCATTATTGTATCAGATACAAAGTTTCTGTAAAATCCTTTTTTATCTCTTACATCTCCTACTACAAACACAGCAAAACGATCTTCTTTTAGCATTTCGCAACTCTTTCTGATAATCTCCTTGTATTCTATTAGAAAGTCTTTGTATTCCATGTTGGATATATCATTAGGGTTGTCTGAATACACTTCTAAATCGGCATAAGGAGGACAAGAAAAAATCAAATCAGCTTCGTACCCTTTTGCTATTTTATCTATATCTCTACTATCGCCTATTGTCCATGTTGGGTATAATTCGTTATCTTGTAATACCTCTCTTGCATTCTCTCGATTGGCTTGTATTTGTTCTTCTCTTAAATCATTACCGAGATATTCAAATCCTAACTTAGCCGCTACAATTCCACGCACCGAGCCTCCTGCAAAAGGGTCTAATATCTTACCTTTAGGAATATTAAACCATTGGTAGGCTAATTCACAAAGAACGGGGTCAAATATGGATAATAAGGGCATTTCATCTCCTTGTATTTTATTTGCTGATTGAAAAGAAAGTAAATCTCCCCCTCTACCTATCTCACTCTTTATTCCTAATGATAACCACCAACGTTTTCTATCTTGCCAATACCCTTGTCGTGTATCAAGTACTGAAAAAGGAGGTATTATGAACTTCTCTAATAAAGTCCCTTTTTTAATCTTCCCCTTTTTTTCGGATATATCAATCTCTTTTTCTTCAATCTCAATCCCTAATTCCTCTAACTCCAAACCATACTCTTCTGCTACTGCTTCCACATCTTCAATGTCAAGATTGTAGTTCTGGTGTGCTGTTGTGTTAGCTAATATTTGTGCCTTGTAGTAGGTATCTGTATCGTCCTCTATATCGTTACGCACGATTACAGGATACTCATTATCCGAAAGGGTTATCTCTTTAGGGATAAGTCCCTTTTCGTCAAACTTCTCCTTGCGGGCATGTCCTGATATAATTGTTCCTTGTTTGGTTACTGATATACTCTCAATCACCCCTACCTCATCAATGGAGCTGCTGAGCATTTGCATACCCTTTTCTGTGTGCTTATTTGTGTTTCTCTTACTTGGTTTTATCCTTATCATAGTTGGTATATAATTTAACAATGATTATTGTATATAATTTTTTTCAATCTCTTTTTCGATAATATCCTTAAACTCCTCAAAGGAATAGCATACATAGTAGGTATGCCCCAGAGCTTCTGCTTTTTGTTGGAAGGTTTTTTGATTAGGAGTTTGCTTGTTTCCTTTTACCTTCATCTCTATATAGAGAATCTTCCCATGAGGGAGTAATACAGTCAAGTCTGCTACTCCTGCCAATACACCTTCTTCTTTGAGACGTTTGGCTTCTATGGAGTTGCGAAATCCTCCGTTAGGGGTGGCATATATGACGTACTGCGGATATACGTATCTGAAATATCGCACGCACATTTGTTGGAGTTGGCTTTCTTGAAACATGGTATGTGGGTTTAGTTGATTGAAAATACTTCTTTTAAAATTTCAGTAGGATAGCTTTTAACAAACCCATATTTAGCGTCATATTCATTACCCATTGGTATTTCTCTTTGTATGCACAATTTTGCAGCTTTTTTACCCATTGAAATGGCTTGTTGTAAAGGCACTCTCTTGCCTACAATGTTGCTATATCCTGAAATAGTGAAATAATCTTCGTTTTTGGTAGTTATTTTAGCTTCTATCTTAGTAAGACGCTCATTTTGCAAGGCGATTTGTTTTGCCTGCTCTTGCTGCGCTCTTTCTATAGCTATCATTCCTTGAGCTTGTGTCATTAGTATTTCTCCTGCAGACATTGGTTTGCTTGCTTGTTCAAGACTTTCCAGCCACTCTACTACACGCTTACGAACAAATTTACTTTCACGAAGTAATACTTGCTTCCCTTGTGCGATAGTGAGCTCAAACATAGGTCTTTTCTCACCTTTTTTATCCTTGTATTCAACGGGCAGAATTTTTTGCTCGTTAATTTCTTCTTCAAATTCATCTCGGATAATAGCTAACATAGTCTTATGCTGTAGTTCTGTATCCTTCCCTTCTTCTTTTCTAAAAAGGTTAATCTGTTCCACAAGCTCAAGGCTTGTGATTGTTTTTTTATAAATCATTTTTTGTATTGTTATTATATTATTCATAAGTAATAATTTATCTTAATTTCTTACAAAGTGCAAAGATAAGAAAAATATTTGAATTATCACTATAAGTTATCAACATAACTATTTGATAATAGGTATTTTGCATTGTTAAATTAATGGTGTTTTTACACTTGCAAAAACGATAATAAATACTATTTTATTTTGTTAAATTGTGATTTTGAAAGCAGGTAAATAAAGAGGGTAAATATTTTGCTTTCACCCTCCTTATAACTTCATTTTTTACTCATAAAATACTATTAATTTAGCATATTATAGGTTTGTATGAGAGCTTTTACAAGGGCTTCACGGGCTTCTTTGTAATCGTCAAAATCACTTTTACAATCTATCGTCTTACCTCTTTCATTGCTTATTACATAGCAATAATAACAACCTTCGTCAAACATAGACTGATTATCAATTTTGATAAAACTTACAAAGCCTTTCTCTCTAAACCACTCAAACACTTGTTCGTATGTAGGAATAGACCACTTATCAAAGGAATCATTGTGATTTTCTTTTTGGAAATCAAAATTTAACTCATTGATGTCAAAATCTTCATACTGCTTTATAGGCAGGGAAAATTCGCAAGGTTCGTCAAACCCAATTTCTTTTAATTTTTTGGCTTGTCCCACATTGATGAGCCAATTGGGGTAGTTTTTGGTATTCATTTTCTTTCTGATTTTTTAAGATTATTCTTCACCGCCAGCTTCTTCTGAAATTTCTAAGCTATCTATTTCGTAAGTGTAGTGCGATGGCACTCCGTTATAGCCCTCATCAGAAATGAGTTCTATAGCTTCTTTGTAGGGGTGATTGCTTAGAGGGTCGTCGTCCTCACTATATACCATTTCTTCTTTGTACATAGCTTGTAGTTGTTTTGCTACTTTTTCAGAGACTTTTCCGCTAAATCTAACTTGGTATCTCACTGTTATACCTAATTCGTCAATTGTTACTTTTTTATTTTTCATCTTTGATAAATTTACCGTTAATCATTTTTCCTGTTCTGTTTTTGATTTCGTTGTAAGCGATGTTAAGGCACTCCTCAAGGGTAGTGTTCTCTAAAAGAGCAATCTTGTTGAGACAATATGCAACACTAAATACTCTAAGCCCACTTGGCTCAGATAATTCTCCGCCATCTTCCCTCATATTAATACTTATCAATCTACCTAAAGCGTTATAAACGTTCATAACGCATGAGATGATGTCAAGTTCTGATACGGATAGTTCAACCGCTTGTTTAATACTCTTTATAACATCCAGTTCTATAAAGTGGCAGTAGTTAATAAGGCAAATCATAGTATCACCTATCGCATCTTGGATAGATGGTTTGTCATTGTCATAACACGCCTTGATAAGTTCTCCAACCTCCTCGTGTGTTTTTAGGAGTTGGTCAAATGGGGTGCTTTTGTCAAATATTCCCCTTTCTTTTGCCCACTCTTGGATAAGTGGGACGAGTTCTTGGATTGTTTTCATTCTCTATAAATTTTAATCGTTTTGCTTTTTATTTAGTTGCTCCTTTCTCAATCCCATGCAATAGGAGTAGTAATTAATATTTACATCATGCTCAGAGATGTAATAATACCACTCTACAATTTTCCTCACAGGTTGATTGCTCTTGAGGTCAAAGTATATATCCGAGATACTGAAGAAGAAATCAGAAATGTAAAACATGTCTATACGATCCCCTCCAACTGAATAATCAGGGATTAAGTCTTGTTTCTTGCAAAAAGCTTTTAGTAGGTCCTTAGTGGCATACTCAAAAAGAGAAACTTCATCTTGTTTTTTCGTTCTCATTATTTAATTATTAAAATGGATTGTTATTTTTAGGGTCAATTTTTGGGAAACTATTTTCTTGATAAGTATTTATACTTACGTTTCCGTATCGTTCAAAAAACCGCATATAGTGTAGCTGACAGCCGGCAATTACACGACCTACAGAACCGTTACGAAACTTAGCAATATTAATTTCTACTTCGTTATCTGTGGGGGTGTTATCCTCCCATTGAGGAATTTTATAATATTCAGGACGATAGAGAAAGAGTACATTGTCAGCGTCCTGTTCTATAGCACCTGATTCACGAAGGTCAGAGAGTTGAGGACGTCTATCTGTTCTTGAGTCTACAGAACGAGAAAGCTGAGAGAGGGCGACAATAGGAATATCCAATTCCTTAGCCAAGCCCTTGAGAGTACGAGATATTTCACTAATCTCTTGATCTCGCGTCCGTCCCTTAAGAGGGTTGCTAATCAGTTGCAGATAGTCAATGTAAATAATTTTTACTTTCTTATCTCTTACCCACTTCTTTGCTTTGATTTTCAAAGAAAGCAAGGATAAAAAAGGCTCATCATCAATATACAAAGGCAACTTATTAAACGCTTCTCTATGTTCTACGGCAACCTCCATTTCTGAAGGAGTAAGGGTGCCAGAGAATAGTTTACTACTGTCTATCTGGGAAAAGTTAGCAAAGAGCCTTGAGGTAAGCTGTTGCGCACTCATTTCAAGGGAAAATATTCCTACAGGGTAACCTAATCGCGCTTGATGAAGGGCGTCATTCAGTGCGTATGCTGTCTTTCCCATAGCTGGACGTCCTGCTATAACCGTAAGGTCACTCATCTGGTAACCATTGAATTTCAAATTCAAATCACGAATAGCCATAGGTACCACTTGACGTTCTGCTCTTGTCTTTAGTACCTCTGTAAGATAATCCCCTATCTCCTTCGGTTGTTTGATAGAAAGCCAATCGGAAACTTTATCAAGCTCCTTGTAAGAACTATCCAACAGCTCAAATATATCCATGTCCTCATCGTAGGCTTGCTCTGAGAGGTGATAACCTACTTCAATACTCTTGCGCTTGACGTACAACTGCATGAGAATAAGCGCATGTTTGTAAATATGTGCTGAAGAGGATACTTTTTCAGTGAGTGCAACAAGATAGGCACCTCCTCCTGCTTCTTTGAGTTTGCCTTTCTTCTGCAAGGCAATCCGAACTGTTACTAAATCAACTGGCTGTGAATCCTTGTAAAGCGAAAGGATAGCATTATAAATCAATGCATTTTTTTGATTATAAAAAACATTCGTATCCTTAACCACCTCTACAAATTCAGAAACTCCACGATTGTCTATAAGCATACCTCCCAGTACAATCTCCTCAAGATTGAGGTCATTAGGCATTTGTCTTATCATTTGCATTTTTTTTAATTAATAAATTATCTCATTTCCGTTCTCATCATAGCGAAAGCGCTTAGGAGCTGCTACGGGCACTTGTGCTTGTTGCATGGGAGTTCCTGTTGTTTCTTTCCTTCGTGTTTCCCACGTTCGTACAGCTGCCTTCCAATCCTTCATCGGCTGACTCCCTACTCTCCAACCTTTGGAAGCATAGAAATCACAAAACTGCTGTCCTGAAATGCCATTCTTGCGCTCCTCGCAATATGTCTGTACTTCTTCAGGGGCAGGGATAATAAATTTTTTCCGCCCGCCGCTGCTTTGTGTTTCTGGAGTAGAAGGAGTCTCTATGGGAGTTTCTACAGGAGGATTCTCTCTTTCCATTTCCGAATTTGCGCAGTCGCTTTTCTGTTTCTCTTTTTCTAAAAGAGAAATATTTAATTTACTTTCTTTTCTTTTTCTTTTTATTTGTTCATTAATGTTTACATTAACTCCGCTTGAAGTAGGGTTAATGTCTACATTAACTCCATCCAATAACCAATATTGCGATAAATCAATATCTTTACGTCTTTTTGACGCTTCTAAATAAACCCTTTGAATATGTTTACTTGTCAATACATTATACTCACTAAATACAAACCCGTCGAAGAACTCATATTTAACAAGTTTTTTGACAACCTCCTCAACAAGCCCACCGGATAGTCCGCCAAGCCTTGCCAATTTGTTTTTTAAAAGTTCCGAAAACTCCACGAAGTACCCATTACGGTAGATTTCACAAAGCAGCCGCAACACGATTATCTCTCCTTTCACAGAGAACTCCCCCGAGATAGCCAGTATTTTATCGTCTTCAAAAATCCCAACGTCCAAAGGGAAATAATCTAATCCTTGTTTATTTGGTCGTGCCATATTGATATTGTTTTATTCGCTTATTTTGTCAATTTCACACTTGATAAGCAAAAATACCGCTCTTGATTGTGGCTTGAGGACATCCTCCCAATCCTCATCAGCAAATACATAGTGCAATATTGCCATGGTTACTTTTGATTGTTCTGATCTGGGGAGGTGGCACATGGCTTCATACCAACTCTCCTTAAAAATTAAATCTTTTGACATATTTTTATCTATTACTTGTTATCTGTATAAAGCCCTCTCCTTGAGCAAACTCACCAAGTACAAGCGAGGGCTCATAAAAATGAATGAGTACTTAGAATAATGTTAGTTGTAACTGCTTTTCAGTCATTCTCCTTGCATTCTTAACAGCGGTTTCAAAATACTTGTCTTTGAGTTCTATTCCTATCCCATAACGTCCCAACTCAATCGCTTTATACACTTCACTACCTATTCCTAAGAAAGGAGTAAATACTGTTTCACTCGGATTACTCCACATCTGTATGCAACGCTTAATAACGGATAATTGCAAAGGAGCTATATGCTTTTCATCTCCTAAGTCCGTACCCTCTGAATTGTTTAGTACATCCGTCCTCTTAATGTCCATCCATGTATTAACTCGGTAGTCCTCCATGATCTCATTGAGTTGCTCAATATCACTCTTCTCTACATTCCACACAGGGGAAGCCCATTGCTGCCAAACATCTAAGGGAAAGTTGTCTTGATTCTTGTTATTAATCGGTGTCCAATCTTCCTCGTTACCTTCCCACTTACGAAATATAGTAACATATTCAGGCAACCCCACCCCTGTATAACTACTATCCTTGCGGAGTTGTTTATATAGTAGACGTTGTGTTTTGGTACGCTGCATTTCAAGGACAGGGTCAGTCCATATATTTATCTTTGAGTGGTACTTAAATCCTACCGCTTCCACTGCTCTATGATGATCTCCAGTGAAGTCGTACAGCCCAGTGTAACCGCTTGAGTTCTTATATACCGCTAAATCCTTAGTGTGGCAAACCATTAAGCGACCCGGCTTGAGGATACGATACAAGTCATGTAGAAGGAATGTATATTGCTTGAAAAACTCCTCATGACTCTCATTGTTTCCCATGTCATGTATATAGTTGGAGTAGGTAAATAAGGAGCTGAATGGAGGGCTGAATATGATTAAATCTACTGAATTGTCAGGGATACGTTTAATCTCTATACAACTATCGCCTTTCATTAACCAATATTTGTCTGTTTTTACTTCCTTGAACTCATAGGAGTTCAACAATCCGAAAGCATTCCCATTAATAAACTTGTTCATTTGAGCTTGCATTTCCTTAAATTGTCTTTCTTTTTTATCTATAGATAGTCTTACATTTTCCATAGTATCAGTTGTTATTAGGTAAATATTTACTTCATGTGTTTGTCCAAATCGGTACGAACGTCTTATAGCTTGATAGAGACTTTCAAAAGAGAAGTCTAAGCTGGCGAATATTTGGTTGTGACAGTTTTGAAAGTTCATTCCGAACTGGGCTATTTTCTTTTTGGTTACCAATACCCTAAAATCTCCATTGGCAAAGCCAAGCAGCTTCCTTTCTTTTGCTTCTGTTTTTTCACTTCCATTCACTGCCACCGCATCGGGAATAAGCTCCAGCACTTTCTTTTCTTCCTCGTTCTGATTGACCCATATAATGAAAGTCTCTGTAGAGTTATTCACAATCTCGGCTACGACTTCAAGGCGAGGTAGTAGGGTAACTCTAAGTTCCTTGTTGAACTCTGTAGCACTTACTGATACATCATTAAAGAGTTTGCCATTGTCTTTCTTTTGAGTCTGTATTTGTTGCTCTATGTAGTTGAGCTTAGGAAGCTCATACCCTTCAGTTGTAAAACCTATATCTGAAGGTTTGGTTAGCATAGTAGCCCATGAACTAATCCACCCATAGAAGTCGTTTTTAGCATGCCCCTTTAATCGGTAGTTGTTCATTCCCTCGTCTCGTACAAACCACTTAGCTCGCATGTCTTGAGCGTCTAATACATTGATAAACTCGGAATGGTTACCTATCTCATTGAGGTCATTAGGACTTGGAGTAGCCGTGCAACAGAGCTTGTAAGGTGTTTCCTTGAACTTATCAATGAGGGCATTCTTGTATTTTCCTGTGAAGTTCTTGAGGATAGAACTCTCATCAAGCACCACACCTGCAAATTGCCTTGTATCTATGTTATCCATTTGCTCATAGTTACAGATATACACCCCTTTCAGCAGTTCGTTATTGTGGTATTTTTCTACCTTAATACCAAACTTTTGCCCCTCCTGTATCGTTTGCCCTGCTACTGCCAAAGGGCAAAGAATAAGTACAGGTTTGCCTGTATGCTCGCTTACTTGGTGTGCCCATTCCAATTGCATTAGGGTCTTTCCCAACCCACAATCGGCAAAGATTGCATAACGTCCCATTCTTAGGGCCTTACCAACGATGTAACGTTGGAAGTCAAAGAGGTTGCTATTAAGCTGCTGCTCTGATACCTCAAAGCCCGCCGCTATAGGTTTTCGCTCCTTTGATTTTAAAAATTCTTGATACTCATTCATTTTGATTTGAAATTAGAGATTTGATAAAGATTTATGCGCACTCAATCTCCTCTCAAATCGGTTGTTAATTATTGTTTGAATAATTCGGGGTTGTCATATATATTCCCGATTATTTCTATTTCGTCCTTAAATTCGTCCCACCAATTAGGATTAACGGGTCTGTGAGGTTTATAAATGACATTATTTAATGTGTTTTCAGACAGCACACAAAATCCTGCATAAACTTCACTATATACCACCAGTAATGGGTTGTATTCTTTACCATCTATTTTCAGTTGTAAGATGTCATTCTCATAGATTTCATTTCCGTTTTTATCATATAAACTTGTGAATTGACCTATTGAATTAGTTTCTACTATATAGAAATTTCTTTCACCTTCAGTTTCAGATATTCCAAAACAATTTTCAAAAGTTAATAAATCACCATATATAAACCTTTCTTCTTTAATACTATAACCTCTAAACTTTATTGTTCTCATTACTTTTTGATTTTAAAATTTTGCCCCCGCTCACGGCTCGAACGTGAGGTCTTGCCTATCGGGGTATACAATGGATAAAACTACAACTATTATTATTTAGATTTTAAAAACTTATTAATGAAGTAACTTTGTCCTTTCCCAGTTACTTTTGGAGTCTTGTTCACCGTGATATGCCCGTCTGAATGGGTGATGCTTGTTTCTTTGATTTCAAACAATCCTAATTCCATTGCTTTTTGTGTAGGCATATTGTAGTCAGTGCCTTGTCGTGTGATAAGGTAACCATTAGAGCGTAACCATTCAAACAGCCTATTTTGCCCCATTTCTACTCCATTTTGTTTGATGATTTTAGCGAGTTCGCCTATAAGTATAGATGTTTTTGAGGCACTGACAGCATCGGCAAATAATACCTTAGGTGCTTGTGCTTGCAGTTGCTTTTGTTGTTCTTCTATCTTCTCGGCTTGTTCAGCTGCTAATCGCAATGCTTCTGAGAATGATTGAGGAATTTGCGAGTGATGTGATTGTTCTTTTGCTTCCAACTCCGCCCAACGACGATTGACTTTGATACGTAACTCTACATTATATCCTGTCATCAGGTCAAATGTTTGCAATTTAGTGAGACGGCACTCACGGTGCTGCTGACTACCAGTGTTTGGGTGGGTATAATACCCCTCCCCAATTCTGGGGAAGCCCATTTTTTCATAATTATCATTAAGGGCATCGCAGTCTCTTAATACGTGGTCGTGTCTTTTCCCTGTTAGTTCCGCTATCTCACGGCTTGACATTGTTTGTTCAATTGTGTTTATTTTTTCTATCTCGTACATGATTAAATAGTTTTAGAAGTTAATAATTCCTTAGAGTAGAAGATAATGGTTGCATATCTTTTTTCATTTTAATAATATTTTCCTTGTAAGTTATTCACTTGTATTTCTATCTCATTGAGAGAATTTAAATCATCAGGGGTTGGCAGGTATATACCCGCTTCCTTACTGGCATAGTCTCTGAAATTATCAATAGCGGTTGTCATTTCTTTTGTGTTTAAATCTGCTGTGCTTCTCCACGCTTCCCTTACCTCTCCCGTTTTGTAATTCACATATTCAGTTAGGAATATTTGCGGATTAACTAACTTCTTAAATATATCTTGCTTCACGTATTCTGGGGTCTCTCCGTATTCTAATGCGAACCATGCAAAGAGGAGGTGAATGTAATTGTTCTGTGAGTAGGTGCGCTTAGGCTTCTTTTCAGTGATTTCAAAGGTCTTTTTCTTCTCAATAAGGTAACCTAACCGCTCCTTTGCCCGTTGTATATCAAACTCGTTGTTTGCGTTGAAAATCATAGTTTATTGTTATTTTTTACTATTTTGATTATAATTTACAAACTCCCAACCTTCAGACATTAATTTTTCTATGTTTTCTTTAGAAATGAAATTATTATAATCTATTGCGTAACTATCACCATATCCTCCTCCTACAAATGTATTCCTACCTAAATAAGGTTTTATTTTATCTATCTTTTCAGGAGTATTTCGCCATTCATTTGACCTTTTTTCATCTTCTTTAGTATCTGTTTTTATATAATGAAAATCAACAATATTGGAATAATCAAACTCTTTTGTACTGAGAAATATTGTATTTTTGTACTTTTCTTTATTATACTCAACATATTCGTCAGTACCTTCTCTATCTTTCAATTCAACGTATACTTGTGATATGTAAGCACCCTTATCGTTATAGTACAATAGAAAGTGTTTATCGTTATCAACAATAAATTTCATAAGTTCAGTAGATTTAACTCCTAACTCCTTAGCAAGGTTACTTACAAAAGGTTTTTTCTGAAAAGCAACTTTGTACAACTCAAAGCATTCTTTTATCTGTTTTAAATCTAATTTTTTCATTTTATCTTTATTTTGAAAGCAAGGCAGGACTCGAACCTGCTACTATCCCGATTGATACTTGCTTTTTGTGATTACTAATTACCTAATATTACGGGCGTTCTGCCATCTGTGATAATTACCTTATTAGAGGTCTTACCTAACATCTCAATATATTGCTGCATTAGGATTTCTCTTGTAAGCCCTACAGATTGGACTTTGTTTGTTTCGGCGTCTATTTTTGCCTTTTCTAACAGCATTCTTGAGGTCTCTAACTCGTTTTTTACTCTATTAGCTTCTTGTATAGCCTTGTTTCTATCTTCTACGGCTTTCAGCATTGAAGCGGGAGGTTTAAGCCCTGATGTAAGTGTGGTAAGGTCAAAGAATTTCGTCTTAAACTCCTCTTTCAATCTTCTTTGTACTGATAGTTCAAACTTACCTAAGTTATTCATAAGGCTGTCAGTGGTGTAGTTTCTTGCTTCCTCACGATAAGCGTCTGTAACACGCTTGTTAAGTACATTCGCTTCTACATTGTCAAAGAACGTTTCAGGATCTTGTATTCGGTAATTTTTGTAGTTGAACACAATCTCAGCTCCTTTGCCACGAATAGGTGTATAAGTGTAAGAAGGGTCTACTGTAAATACTCCTGCGTCCTTTGCTGTGATTTCCACAACATCAGGGTCTCCTGCTTGCTCCCACATTGGTACCTGATAAAGCTCACTACCTGGACCTAATATCCCTTGTGCACCTGTTACAATTTTGAACGAATTGATACCATTTCGTCCGTACTCTGTCATTAGAACCCCTTCATAGTTAGGTTCAGGTCTGTTACAACCCACTAAGGAGGCTATAACACAGAAAAGAAAAATCATCTTTTTCATTTGATATAAAAATTAAATTAGTTACTAAAAAACTTGTTGTAAGGGAAAACAATCAGTATAAGAATTGCTACAAGTAAGCCTACAATCCATAAATAAGGGAGTTCACTCCTGAATAATACCATTACTCCGAATGTTAATAACACTAACAGAATAATGAATACTAATGCTCGTATTGCTATTTTTCTCATCATAATAAAGGTTTTGCTATTTCTAATAGTTCTCTTTGTTCTTCAAGGAATTTGAATGCAATTTCTTCAGATTTAAAGAATAGTACATGTCTTGTAGTAAGATGCTTTCTAACAACAATTTGATATTCATTATCTACTCTTTCTATTATAATTGCATTAATAATATTACCTAAATCCTCTTGTTTACAACCCTCATTGTAGTAGTCTCTCAGCCAAATAAGTTTAGCAAATGCTTCAAAAGCCTCAGCTATCCTTTCATTAGGAAGTTCTATTCCATTTAAAATTGAAACATAGTCTCCATTTTTAAGAGATTCTGCTCTAACATAATCATACGTTGGTGCAGGTGCTTTTTGCTCAAAACCTTGTAGTTCTACTTTATATGGTTTTTTTGAAAGGGTTGGAATATAGTTTTTCCTAAAGCAACCTTCAGGGGTATAATAGTGTAAACCATTTTCATTCTCAAACAACACTCCTATAGGATACTCATAGCTTTCATCATTGCATACATCTATAACTTTTCCTTTTAAATCTGGAAAATTTACTTGGTCATATACTTCTTGACCTTCTTTAAATACTGTTTCCATTCTTTTTACTTTATTATTCCTAATTTTTTAAACATTTCTAATGCTTTATCTTTTGTCAAAGCGTCAAAGCATTCAATAGACGCTTCTTCAGTAGCAAATCCATAAGATAACATTGTTAATACTCCTCCGATAGATGTAGTTACTTTTATATAGTAGTTCTCATCTTCTCCGTTGTATTCTTTCTGCACGAGTATCTGTCTATCTTCATACTCATACACTTTGCAAAATATGTGTTTTTTCATTTTTCTTTATTTTAAGTTGTTAAAAAGGCAAATCATCATCTTCCTGATTGCCATATATTGCAGGGTTAGGCTCTTTGCCGTTGTTATCAAATATCTGCGGTTGTTGTACCTGCTGCTGTGCTCTCTGTGGTTGTGGTACGGGTGCTGCTTGCGGGACTGGCTGCTGATAAGCTACATTAGTAGTCTGTATCACCTCAATTTTCCAACCTTCAATCGTGTTAAAGTACTTGGTCTCTCCGTATGGACTCCTCCATTCTCTCCCTCGTATATTGATATATACTTTTACATTTTGCCCCACTTGTAGATTATTGAGTAAGTCGCAACGCTGCTGTGTAAATTGAATAATAATCGTTTGCGGGTATTGCTCCTCCGTTACTATCACCAAATCCCGCTTCTCAAAGCCATTTCCTCCTATTGTTTGAGAGGGGAATATCTGCTTTATTCGTCCTTGTATTTCCATGTCTTTTACTTATAAAAACTTCTACTTTTATGCAGCTCTAATACCTCGCTGCTTTCCTTTCTATTTGCCTTAATAAACGACCTTGCTTGTTGTATGCTCAGGTGTGTATTGATATTGCCGTAAGCGTGGGTATATTCGCCATTGGCTTGTGCTTCTTCTATTGCTTGCTGTATGTACTCTTCGCAATAGTTATGCTCAATAGCATAGAGATCGTACCCTTTAGCGCTGATACCTTCCAAATGTGCAGTATCGGTAGCGTGGAATATTTTATACTCATAGTTACCCTTTATAAAGTCTATTATTGTAGGGTTTAAAAATATCCGCCAACCGAAATTAGGCACGTCGTGGTACAGCTTAACAGGTGATACCTTGAACGCTCCATAATCGTACAACATACCCACTTGTAGCACATCTATATTCTTGATACAAGGCAACTCCTCTAATAGAAAATCACCGCAAGCTACTCGCAAGGTTGGTCTTTCAGCTTGTAACCGCTGCAAGGTGCGTAATTTCAAATGATCTCCGTGCTTATGAGTGAGTAATACGATTTTCAAAGAACGTTTGACTGCTTCTAAGGCTTTGAGAGAAACACCGCAATCTACCATTATCTGATTATCATAAATCACAGCGTTTCCCTCGCTACCCGAACTAATGACTTGTGCTACTCCCATTTGTTCTCTGTTAGGTTATAAATACCTCGTGGGAAGTATTTCATTTCAGGGCATTCATCATATTCAAAAGCCCACTCTAAGCCAAAGTATTCAACCATTACATCTCTTGGATTTTCGGCTGTTATCTTAATCACACAATTGCAATCTAAGGATTGACCATTCAACCGGTACATGTGTGATTGTCCAAAGGTAAAATAACTCGTTTTCATAGTTACATCTGTTTAAAATCTACTTGTTTAATGCCTTTAGTAGGAGCTGGTGAAGGCTCTTCTTGACTTACTACCTCAGTAGGCTCGCTTTGTTCTATGATAACAGCGTCTTGTACATACCTACCTCCTTGATGATTGTCTATATAGCGCCCCTCGCTGTCTGCTTGGTCTTTCTCTATGGCTTGCTGCATTTCTACTGAGAGCACTCCAAAACGGTTCAGTAGCAGCTTGAGAACTGTTTTCTTTGCCATAGTATCAAATTCGTTTCTCCATATCCCCTTAAATTCTTTGGTGTCCTTGTCTATACCGCTTTTGGAATACTTACTTACATGCTCTTGAACCTGTTCAAGGGTCATATATAGTGATTGCTGAAAGCCATTTTGTAACTCTATGTATGCCAAATAACCTATGACTTTGCCTTCAGGGTTTTCACCTAAAAATTCAGTATGCCCTGTGAACTTGTTACGCTTAATCTCTCCTTCTCGCACCTCGCAAGTGTTAATCGTTCTGTATTGACCGCTGCGAATTGCCAATTGGACAAAGCCCTTATAACCTATCTGAAATTGCGGGTGCACTTCTTGCGTCTTCCAATCCTTATAAGGAATAACGTATGCATACCCTAAATTCTTACTCAGTGGCAAATTCAGCGCTGTGGCATTCATCGCACACTTCATCACTTCAGAAGGATCACATTGTGAAAGATTCTTATCAGCGTCTGAAAGGGCTAATAAGTTGGATACAAACTCCGATTTTCTTGCGCCTAATGTTTTAGTCAAAAAGTCTGCTGTATTAGCTTGATTAAGAAAGTTCCCTAATCTTTTGTCCGTTGTTTGTGTTATTGCACTCATTTTTATAGGATTTTTATGTTATTACTAAGGATATATGCTTTCAAGGCTTTGAGTTGCTCATAAGTCCCTTGTACTGTAAAACTGGTTTGTATTACTTCTTCAGTAGCTGGCTCTTCTTCTTTTTTCTCTATTCGTTCTTCTCTCTTCACTTCTTCAGGTGCTTGCAAGGGAGTTACTTCCTTTGCCTTTGCTTCAGCTGCTTCCTTCGCTTGCGCTGCTCGTGCCTTTTGCGCTTCAAGTCTCTGTAACTCATATTCTCGTTGTTGCTTACGATATTGTGCGTTACGCATGGCACTCGTTACATCAAGCGTTTGTTTGTACTCGGTGAGAATCTCCGCTTTGTACTCGGCTGTCTCGTTAAGGCTATCAATAAATTCAAGGCTCTTAACCACGTTGTCTATATAGCCATTAGTAAGCTCCTGCAGATTCTTATCTGTGGTAGTAGTGTTTATCTTTAATCCAAGCCTCTCAAAGGGTAAGAAGTCAATATTATTCGCTTGGCAAAGCTCTGCAAAATATGCCTTGATACGTGCTTCTTTGTCCGCTTTAAGACGATTGTCAAATTCATCAATCTTAACCTTAAGAATGCCTTCCGCTTTCTCATACCTCTCTTTGATAAAGGTGTTATATGCCTTCTCAAAAGCCACATAAGGCGCTGCTACTTGCTCTTTGATACGTTTGCGCTGCTCTTCAAAGTCCTTTAGTTCTTTGTTGAGCATGGCTCTTGTCTCCTTAACGGATTTCTTTGTTGCCTCTGTTACAAGTTGTTTGTCTAACTCAAGCGCTGCAATACGCTTGTCAATCTCTTGCCCTACACTCTCTATCCTCTCATAAAGGATTACAGGCAACTGTTGCACGGTGATTAAATTCTCATTCATTTCTATATCTATTTTTAATGTTATTTATTCTTGAATTGATTATAAAGTCGCTGCTCATACTCATAAGCAACATTTTGCCTTGCTGTATCTATATATGCGATATAGTCATTGATGGGCACTTCACGGGTTATTTGGCTATCAATAGGGAAGGATACAAACCCTATCACCCTATCACTATCGGCACCAAAACCCCATATATAACACTCGTCTATTCTGTCAATTTGCAAAAGCCAATCGCCTATCTCATAGCATTTGCCCTTTTCTACTACTGTTTTCATTTTCTTTTACTTTTTAATTACCACCTATAAGACGTTGCATAATCAGGATGTAAGTCTTCATTATCATAGAATTCATACTCTTCATTTGCCCGCTCTGTTAATGCCTTCACAAGCAACTCCTCTTGAAAAGAACTTATCTCTACTGTTTCAAAATTTACTTCCACACGAGTAATACTTACCTCGTGGTTACTAATATATTCACAATGCTTATATACATAAGCAGGAGAAATTATATACTCAATTTTACAATACCAATCATCTTCATATTCTTTCTCTGTTTCAAAATCTCCTTCTATATCTCCCTGCCATTCAAGGTCTGTCCCTAACAAATCATAACCCCTGTAATAAGGTCGTTCTTCCATTTCCAAGAGCACTCTCTTAAGTTCTAAGTGTGTTAACGCTCTCATCTTATACATATTTTAGTTGCGTCTTTCTAAGGATTACCCTGAAGGATTCCTCCAACTCAGGAGCAAAATAAGCGTTATAATCTTCTTTTTGACGCTGGTTACACTCACTATAACGGCGCTTTTGATAACATAAATAGCCGTTAATCACTTGTAGCTGTTTCTCTTGCACTTTTTTTGCCTTGCACTTGTGAGAAAATAATTTTTGTAGTATCTTTGCCATGTTTAATTATTTTTTAATGTTTTCATTATAAGCCTCGCCTTCGTGTGAGGCTTTTCTATTTCGTTTCCCTGCAGGAATTGAAAATCCCTTTTCAAAGTGTTGACCCTTTCGCCTCTTCTCTGAGAAGGCTTTTATATCCTTGTAAGCATACCTCGGATGACCACTCTCATTCACTCTCTCTATATACCCCTGCCTATCCCATTTCCTTATCGTGTGAATAGAACACCCTGCCAACTTTGCTGCTTCCCCTACACTCAGAAATAACTCCTCTTCATTCAGATCCCCAAGCGCTTTCTTTATCGCCTCCGTATATTGATTAACACTATCCGGTAGCAATCTCAATGCCTCCTGAAACTCCTGAACCTCTTCCAGAGTAAGGTTCTTATACGTCTGTATTGCATATTCTACCCGTGTCATGACTTCTTCTTATATAAGTCTTCTATTTTATAACCATATTTTTCATATACAGGAATCAGGTCAATACTTAGTAACTTGTTACTCCTTCTATCTGCCCCCGCAAGTACTGCCGATTGTCTTATATCAAGTACACCTGCGAGTTCTATACTAAAACTGTTACATTCTTTTATATGCTCTGCAACCTCATCTGAGAGATTACCTGTCTTAGCTTTGCGATAATCCTTCATCGTCTTTTTTACTTTTTCCTTTTTTTTCATGAATATTCTGTTTTTTATTATTATATTTGCACCTGTAAAAATGAGTATATCTTTAACTCATTATGACAACGCAAAATTAGAACATTTCTCTGTAATAACAAAATATTTTACAGAGTTTTTTTCGGTAAACTATGTTAAAGTTTTTAAATGGTTGATTTTTAAATAATTAGAGTTGTGAAGATATATTTTTCAAAGGAGGATATACCTATCTTAGACTTGATTTTATCAAGCCTTATTATCTTAAATAAGGAGTTAAGTGTGGCTGATGACCTTGTAAAAAGACTCTTGCAAATTGATACAAAGGACACATCTAAGGGTTTAGATTATATAGAAAAACCTTTTATTCATTATGTAGATATATTTGTCCTTCACCAAGTAGGAACAAAGCAGGAAACAGAAACGCTTACATTACTTAAAGCTAATGAAAAAACCCTGCCTTTCTATAATCAAGGAGGGTTTCAAGAGTTATACAATCAATTTATAAAAAATAATGAGTACAATGATAAACAAAATGTATTAGTAAGCCTACAGATTGAGGAAATCCAACGAAATAAAACTATATCATGGATAGCTCTCATCGTATCTGTACTGTCTTTAATTGTTAGTATCATAACGATGGTATGTACTTAAACAATCTCATTACATCTCGTTTTTCTTTAGCAAATTCAAGCCCTTTGTGAGCAGCAAAGTAATCCAAAAGCTCTGTAAATAAATGCTTGTTTTCAGCCATTTTATAGTGTAGCTCAAGCCGTGATTCCAAAGCCTCCACGTAAGCCTTAATATCTTCCAAATTAGAAGGGGAGTATTGAGTAATTGTAATATTTTGAGCCTTTGGCGTTGGAGTTTCCTTAATTTTGTTTTTCAAAAGACACAATTCAAAGGATTGTTTTTTGATCAATGTATTTACCTGACTAATACGATCCCTCACCTCAAGGAAGACATATACCATTAATACTATGATTAACAGCAGAAGAATACTTATAAAATACAACATAACTTATTATTAAAATAACAATGCAAAGGTATGAATAATAATTTAAACACAGAGCAAAATTCTGTAAAAAATAGGCTAATAGAATTTTTGAAATATAAAGGCTTAAGTCAGAGTAAGTTTGAACAGATTTGTGGTATATCAAATGGTTATGTAAATAATATTCGCAAGGGAATAAAAAGTGAAATGTTTGATGAAAAAATCGCCCCAAATTTTTCAGAACTTAATAAAACTTGGCTTTTATTAGGCGAAGGCTCCATGCTCAAGAATGAAGTTATTGACTCTTCAGAAGAGGAAGAAGTTGAAGCAGATGAAAATGGTACTGAAATAGTTTCTTTAAGTGATGTATTGAGTTATAAAAAAGGAGTCCCTTATTATGATGTAGATTTCATTAATGGTTTTCATGGTTTTTTTGAAACAAATCAAAACAAACCTAACTACTATATTAATTATGCTCCTTTCAACGATTGCGACTTATGGGTAAACGCAACCGGTCATTCAATGGAAAATGTAATAAATCACGGAGACTCTATAGCATTAAAAGAAGTAGATCCGACTTGGTTTCCACTTGGAGAAATATATGCTATTATAACATATAGCGGTTTTAGAATGGTCAAGCGGATTTCTCATTCAAAGGATGATAGATGCTACTTGCTTATTTCTGAAAATTCAGACAAAGAAAGGTATCCTAATCAAAAGATACCTAAAAAGCAAATATACAAGTTGTTTAAAGTAGTAGGAGCTTTAAAAGTTATTGGTTAATAAATATTTTTTTGTAATTATTAAAATAATTTACTATATTTGCATTGAATTAACCAACCGATTTTAAAAATGTTTATTTTTATCATATTTTCACTACTCGTTGGACTTCCTATATACATTATCTATTCTTTAAATAAAAGCAATAGATTAAAAAGTCAATATATACAAATGCTACAACAAAGTAAGGATAATGAGGAGAAAGTACAGCCAAAAGAAGAATTGAATGTTAAAAAAGAAACTAACAAGAATGTTCCTATTCTTAAAGCTGTTAGTAATAAAAAAATTATAACAATACCTTACATTAAAGATTTAGTAGGATTTAGTGTGTGTGAAGTTATAAGAAATAGTAATGAATTCAATAATTTAGATATAAATATTTTTGTGAAAAACCTCTCAAAGGATATATTAACCGTGAATTTGGATGAGGCATACTATGTAACTAACACAGGCGAACAAATACAAGGAGGGGTTAGAAGAGTAATTATAGCAGGAACTGATAACAGGGATATAATGCCCTCTTTAAAAATCAAATTACCTATATACTTCTATAATCTTGTAAGAGATGTATATGAAAATGATATTATTGTAATAAAGTTATCAATAGGTAAAACAATATTCACTTTATCTTCATTCATTTCAAATAAAAACGATAGCGTAGTAAAAGTATAACAACATTTTGTCGGAACGGGCATGAACTATGTGCTGATTGCGAAACTAAGAAAGAAGCTATAAAAAGAGCTAATGAGATTAGAAAAAATAGAATGATAATGCCTCTGTATTTTCTTTGTATTTTTACTTGATTTTCAATAGCACATTATACAATAAAAAAGCCCTCTCTTGGAGGGCTTAATTATTTTACCGAAACAACTTCAATCGCCACAATAACAAGGCAATTGCACCTATAAGCAAAGCGCCTATAATAAAGGCAAGGGGCAACGTCTTAACCTCTTTCTTCACCTGTTTAGCCTCTTGTGTATATTGACTTTGACTCTCGGTTTTTTGGCTTATCTTATTGTCTATATAAAGAGTACTATCAGCTTCGCTCTTCACTCTTTGCTCTTCATTTTTCACTTTTATAACAGCCTTTCCTCCTTTAACCTTAATCAACTGTACAAAAGAAGTCTCTCCTTTGTCATTCTTCACTATTCGTTTTTCACTCTTCACTTCTACACTGTCCTTATCACTCTCAAGAGTTATTTCATACGATTGGGACTGCTGAAGGTCAAAAGTGCTTACCTTTTGGGTCTTTTCTACGTGTATAGAACTGTCTTTGACTTCCTTTCTTTCGCTCTTTTGCTCTTCTCTGTGCTCGGTTCGGCTTGATTTCTTGCTCCTGCAACCACCTAATAGCAGAAGGGCTAAGAGTAAATACATAATCTTTTTCATACATAACTGTTATTTTACTTTCTCAATTTCTTCTATGAGTTTTTTCAAGCTCTCTGCATAGTTCGGAGCAGTGGCATACCCTGCCTTAGCTACTTCTTCGGCAAACTTGTATGGGTCAGATTTTACAAGCAATGCCTTTGCGTATCGCTTGTTCCTGAAAAAGAAATTAGCATGGTCTGTGAAACACTCCTCTGGGGTATCGTATTTCATAAACCAATCTCGTACAATATACAAGTATTTTCCGTCCGTGCGCTTTGTGATACTAATCACTTCAGGAAATTTGCTCTTTTCGTTAGGAGTACCCAATACTTCTGTAGTTCTTAGCAGTTGTTTTTTATTTATTGGTGTATCTTTTTTTGCTTTTACTCCAAAAAACATATTCCCAGGCGCCCTTTCTCCCCAGCCACTCTCTAACGCTGCTTGTGCCAAAATAAATAAATGAGAAATCCCTGTCTTCCTCTCTGTCTCAAGCGCAAAAGGCTTGTAAGTCTTAATAAAATTAATACGCATCATCTCTAAACTATTTTCCTTGTTATCTTATCTGGAAATTCTATTTCCACATTTACATTATATACCTCCTCTGGCTCATCGAACTTAACACTCCCTTCTTTAACCTGTACTCTAATCCAATCCCTACTTAAAAAGAAATCTTCCTGCCAATGCCCTTCTCCCTCCGTGTATCTCTTTCCCTTAAACAGATACACCTCATTAGATGTATACAAATCCTTCACCTCCTCCAGTTCGTTGCTTAATACAGGTACATGACTGGTAAGTTTCCAGCTCTCCGTTGCCGTAAAACCCAAATGTTTCCTCTCTGCAATTCCCAAAGCTATACTATCAAATCCTCCCACACTCTTTGTTTTTATCTCCTTCGTTACATCCATTGAAAAAAGCCAATATCCCCATGACCCATAAGAAGTCCTCCACCTGAGAAATGTACCACACTCATCTATTTCTCTTGTGATTTCTCCTTTCGGGTAAAAAGTCATACTCCCCTCTGTAAAACTTACTCTTGTCCTCTCTACATTTACTCCTGTATAAGAATTCCCCTTACTTACTAAGTATGTATCCACTTGTGGGTAACCTTTAAAATAAGGCTTCCCCACTCCCTCTCCTGACAATCTCTTATTAACAGTATAACTCGTAAGACCTTCATTTGAGCCGTCCACTATGCTTATTGTCGCCTCTATGACTTCCCCAACCTGTACCTTCAATCTCCTTTCTATCTTGTACAAAGTAAGCCTTATATCCTCCTCCTTAACCGGAACGATTCCTAAACGTCCATGCCCTTGAAAGGATTTGTAATATTGCATAATGCATTTCTGCAATACAGCGCTTATATCTATATTCTCATAAAGTCCATGTAGCTTATATTCTGATGAATATCCTATACGTGGCACCTCTAACCTTAATATCTCCGCCTCCATATATGCCCCACTCCTTTTAAAGGTAAAGGAATAAGGATAATGCGCTCCAAGATAATCACCTATTGCTCCCGTAATATTTTCACTCTCGTACAATCTCATTTTATGCCGCTTTACCTATGTTCTCTAATAACTCTATTATCTCACTGCTAAACCTCGCTATATACCTCTCTCCAATCCTGTCTATAATGCCCTGTATCCGCTCTGAAGTGATTACCTCTTCTATAAAAGCGGGTGTACCTCCTCGCTGATACCTCCTTGTCCCTTCTTTCGCTATCCTATTCGCTATGGCAAAAGCCAATGAAGAAACTTTCATATTTCTCTCTATAGGTACAATCCCTTTATTTTGTATCCATTCTTCTATTGCCTTAATCGGTGGAAGCCTCCCTGCTCCCCGACCATGTTGCATATAATACGTATAATCCGCTCCTTCTATCTTACCAAGGTACATGCCTCCTTTCTCTTCAACACTCACTACAAGCTCCTTCTCCCAGCTCCCTGAAGCACGCATGCCTAATTCATCATAACGCTCTATGAGTTCCTTCTTTATTGCCTCCAGCTCCCTTACAAGTATATCTTTAATACCAATACCATACATTACATCTCCTCTTTAATCTGAAAGACTACCAAAACCCCGTCAAAGTTATCATCATACAAGTTTATAACCTCAATCATCCGCCATTGTAGTATATCATACTCATAACAAAGAGCCTTCGGAATCTTCATCACCTCCTCCTTACATCGCTTAATATACCGATCATACTTGCCCTCTACTTTCTCGTTCTCTTCTTGATCGTGATACACTCTATCAAAGTCCGATTTCATCAAAAGCATACACCTACCATTATATATCCTACTCTCCGGAGCGCTCCCTTCATTAAAGCTAACCACTTCTTCTAATGGGTCAAGAAAGAAGAAAAAATGCTTATCCTCTGTAATCTCTAAGTTGTGAAAATCTCCCCTCCCATAATCAAATGACCAGTCATTACTCTTTGCTATGGATTCTAATTTCTCTTTCATACCTCTTCCTCCTTTCCCTCTTTATTATTCTCAGTCATCCCCTTGTTAATCTTATCAAAGAAATCCTTTAGTTTCCCCTCCCTCTCATAATTGTACAACGCTTTCATAATGAATTGTGGAGGATACTTCCCGTTTGTAAGGATAAATGCGTTCTTTAGGGTTTTACTCACTGGATATAATAATGTGGTGAGTTGTACTACGATTTTAAATATCTTACCCATTTCAGATTCATCAAGAGGAATACTAAGCAATGATAATGAAATATATACAGCAACTATGATAAATACCATTTCTGTATTCTTGACAAGAAATTTTTTAATGCTAAAAGTTCCTGCCTTAAAATGATATACCCCTCCAACCAAAGCATTGATTAATAATGCTGTACATATACCTGCGTAAAAGAACTCATTTTTGTCTTTCCACATAGAGAAGTACGAGTACAACATCAAAAGCGGAATACTCTTAAAGAATGCGAGAAAGAAGTAATAAATCCTATCCCTTAAGTGTATCCTATCATCAAAGTAAAAGAGTAGCACCAAGGGGGTAGCCCATATTGCTATTTTTAGTTTAACTTTTAGAAGCCTTTGTAATAATTTTTCCATTTCTATTTAACTATATATCTTGCGTTTACTGGCAATTTCCAATTTGGTAATTGTCCTGTATTTAGCTTATTCATTTGTTCTTGATTTACATATACTTTTTCACATGTAAGTTTTAAAGTAGTGAATCTTGTTATTTCATTAGCATGGCTCAGGTCTATATAATCTACCTTGAGAGTATAATTAGATATTCCTTGAATTTCTATATAATAAAGCCCTTTTGATTCAAATTCAAAATAATTCTGTCCTATAAATAGTGTCCCTCCTCTCCCTATATTGAAATTACTATATTCATTAATTTTTCCATCATTACTACTTGAGGATTCATTGTTAATTCTCCTTTTATTTTTACTGGTTTTTGTCATCCATGCAAAGGAAACGTCTTGAATGGCTTGCTCTATATTAAACACCATCTTTATAAAATCACTTCTTCTTGAAATACCCCAATCAAAATATTGCACTGCATTCATAACTTACACATTCCTTATATCTACATATATTTTATTACCTTGTCCAGAGCTTATAATAGCTGTACTTCCATCACCTCCATTAAAAGTATTATCTGCCGTATAGATTACTGTTTTTCCTGTAAAATTAAAATCTATTTGAAAACCTGAAAAACATTTTCTTATTGACATATTAATATGAGAAGGATATTGAGTAAAATCAAGAGTTACTTGTTTTGTTACATTTAGAGTTCTACCAAATAAATTTTGATTTATTTGTGTGTTCTCATTAATTTCAACAGATTTATAAATATCTTCATAATAAGCAAGTTCTCTAAAAGTAGAACCATATCTATCATCATCTATAGACCAATTATATTGTAATCTATGATTCTCATAGGTAGGTGCTAATAACTGTATTGAATTTGCTGAAGAGTTTGTTCTAAATACTGCTAAACATCCACCTTGCCCTGCAACTTCAACTTTATGAGCACCGTTAGGTAGTTTTTTAAATGTATTAATTGAATTAATATTTATATTAAAATCAGTATTTCTATTCACAAAGAATTCATCTATAAGAATAGATTTACCATTGTTCATTAATACATCATCATTACTTCTATTTCTAAAATGAAAACCTCCATCTGTTTCTATTCTTTTTGGTGAATATACTTCATTCTCTGTAACTTCTAATTTTAATTGACCTGAACCAATCTCTCCTGTAAAAACTCTAAAGCCCGCACCACTTGGGAAATGCCAAGCATAACCATGCTCATTAGAATGTTCTTTATAAAGTTTATTATTAACATCTTGAAACCCTATAAATTTTACAAAAGGTTTTTCTTCTCCATCAGCTCTGTTTGTGAAATAGAAATTGTTATAGCCTTTATTATTAAAAGGAATTGCAAAATAATAAGCAAAATTATTATTAGGATTTGTATGTCTTGCTCCAAAGACATGCATCCAATCACTATCAGGCATTCCTTGCACATTTGTAGTTTCACCTGCAAAGAATTTACCTGAATGCAAATAGCTGTATATATTCCCTGTTGATAATGTTTTTACAGGAAGATAATCAAAATCAGAAATATCTTTTACACCTCCTCCGGCAAGAACTATCTTATTATTATCATGTCCCCATATTTGAATGCCTTTGAATTCTCCAACAATTAAGTCAGTAAACTCTTTATTTCCAAAAGCAATAGATTTACCATCAGGTCTTACAACTACTTTTGCTTTATCATTAAATAGTAATTCTCCATTTAAATTAACATTACCATTAACAGTTCCTCCAGAGGTAGGTAAGAAATTCAACTCCGGTTTATCTGCCAAATTATTATAGGAGATCACATTCTCTTCTATCACCTTACTCCCTGCCATAAGCCTAATCTTCCCATTTTGGACAACGATACCAGTAGGCATATTAGCCACAAGATGACTTATAGGTATCTCTGATAACACCCTGCCCTCATCATTCTTAAGCTCCAATTGCTTCTTTTGCTCATTGTAGAAAAGTTTTGTGCCCTCATCATTTAGAAACGCTAAACCAATACGCTTTACAACAACCTCTCCTTTCTTTAACATAAGCTCTGTTGTATGCTCATCTAAGTCTATATCATAATCCTTCAATTCATCTAACAGCTGCTTATACTGCTGGGTAAAGTCATTCGTGGAAAGCCCTTTCCCTGATTCTTTGACTACCCTCTGGAGAATTGCACTATTTAAGTCCAATGCCGTCCCCGTATAACCTCCCTTGTCTAACTTCCCGCCTACAGAGCTGAACAAATCAACAATCTTGTTTTTAAGCAATCGCAATACCGCTCCTATGCGTGCCTTTGTGTTCCCATGTTGCCTTACCTCACTCTCTATCTCTCTAATTATGTTCTCTATCGCTGTCATCTCTATTCAAATGTTTCATCAAATGTTTCATCAAATATCTTAAATAATTCACCCTCCGTTAGCCGCTTCTCAAATCGCTGTTTCGTTACATGATAATCCCCTTCTAACCACTTATATAACGGATATATCTCTTTCACTTCCCCTGTACCAAAAGTCAGCTTTACACTACTCTCTTTGTAATCCCTTTGCATGGAGGTGAGCCTCATTCCACTATCAAAACCCAGCACCTCAAAAGCCTCCCTATAATCCTCCGTGTTATTCTTTGTCTCTATAATAGCCACAAATCTCCCACGAGTAACTTCCTGTAGCCTCTTTAAATTCTCTCTATTTACATTGTATATCCTTATCTGTACCTCATGCAAATAACCATTACTATATTTTTGATTCCCTGTGAAATTTCCTCGCTTCCCCTCAAACAAGTATCCTCGCTTCTTATATAACAAAAATAAACGTTCTATAACAGTCTTATCTGAATTTATATACGTGCGTCTCCTGTCTATATCCTTGAAATTAATAAGTAATACCCTGTTCTCTATCCCTCGCAAAGGATTAACAGCACAATCATAATAGGCATCCCCCCTCAATACATCTATACACTGCATGTCTATATTAATGTTATTCTGAAATTACTACTCCTTACTCTTCCCTCTCCACACCCCTCATTACATTTCTCCCATTCAGGAAAATGCTCCTTATTCCTCTCTATGTATTTCCTACAATCCTCCCATAACTCATTAGCATTCTGTATATACATCTTACGTATATCCCTACGCTCTCCTCCACTTATCCCCTCGCTATCCTGATAACTCTTCTCTTTAACTCCAAAAGCTGTATCTACCTGATGTCCTGTAAATATATATCTTGCATAGATGAAGTAAGCTAATACCGCTTTGAGTCCTGCAAACTCATACCTTCTACCTCCATGAGTATAACTGCCTCCCGTAAGTAATAATCTGTAATCCCTTAGAGGACTTTCACTAATTAAATCCTGATAGAAATCATCACACAAAAGAGGCTTCAAATCAAATATCTGTGCCTCCCTTATGTATCTATTGAATTCAACCTCCTTCCTATGGAAGGAAACTGTCAAATAATTACTACATTCCTGTTTGTTTGTTAATAACTTCATCTTCTACCAATAATTTAATCTCAAACAACCCATTAGGGGATATTACCCTCTCAAATCCATAGAACAACTCCTCGAACATCTCTTGTACATCCTGTCGCTCCTCCTGCATTTGCTCTTGCATGAATATACGTGCCTCTTTTAGACTCTCTCCAGAAGTATTGCCCAGCTTACCCTCAACGAAATCTATTAAAACAGGAGGAACATTCCCATAAGACTTGCGTATATTGTTTGCTGTCTTTTTATCTGCATACTCAAACAAATCAGCCTTCACGTTGCTCTCTATTGGCTTCACCAATACCTGATCCTCTAACTTATCTCCCTTCAACTCTAATTCAAAGTGAAATACACTCTGCTCGGCTTCCACGCCTATTGACTTGCGTAAGTTATCCCTGAATTCCTCCCTATCCTGATCACTATTCATCGTAGAAGTAACAAAGGCATACGTGCCAAAAAATCCCTTATCAAAACTATTCCTTGTGAATTTTGATGATTTCCTCTCACTGGCACAATCCAACATGATCACATCTGCCCATGCTAAAGGATAGCTATCATTCCTATCAAGATTCAAAAAATAGATCTGCCCCTTGTAGTTCGCCCAACCTCCTGCCTTATCTACTTGTGCCTGTATCACCTCCGGACGTGGGTCATATACATCTATTACATCTATATCCTTATCTATCTCCTTACGACTCCTAACCTTATCCCAGTTGTTATACACAAGGACCTTCCCCCTGTAATCATTCCTGTCTTTAGCTCCCAGTCTACAATCTCTATATGGAACTACCTGTATACTGGTTTTTTGATAGAAGGCATTATAATTCACATGCAAGTATGCTCCCTTGTGAATTGAGACGCTCCGAGCGACCTTCTTAAGAAGATCGTTCGGCGTCTCTCGCTTCTCATTAACAAAAAAATCATCCTTCCTAAAGCGAACTCCTTGTGCCTTCGCACGCTCTCTCGCTTCTCTCTCTATAGAAAAACCCTTGCCAAAGATAAAATCAGCAATAACACCCGCACACGCTTTCGCTGTTGCAGAACCACTCACAAGGAACTCTATTAATGTAGGATAATCATTATTCTCTCCATTGGTCAGAAATGGATAACCCTTATATTTATTAGCATTCGTCTTGCGAACCTCTTTATTTAACTCTATTACTGATAATCTCGCCATGTCTCTTTCCTATCTTATACGTACGCTTCCCAATCCTCAGGGTATTGCTCAAAATTCGCAATACGATTTTTATTAATGCTTAAATACCTTAAGGCTATCTCATTTGTAAGTGTATCATTATTGAACCACTCAGCACTCCCGAAGTCCATTTGCAAAGCACCTATCTCTTTTCGTAGCTTAAAGGAACCCTCTACAAGTCCCTCATGATTACTTCTACTAACCTCTTCTTTTAATTCTTCTTTTTCTTTTGCCATTTTCTTATTATTTATTTGTTCTTGTATTTCTCTTAACCTCATAACCCCCTCTTCCTCCAACAATCGCCAATACTGACTTAACTTGTTATTGCAAGTGGTACATGGATCCTTCTCATGGAATAAATAGGAGTAAAAGGCGATGAAAGTCTGCTTATCATCTCTCACCGCCTTATCATAACCACCCTCCAATAATCTTTTTAGATTTTCTTCTGTAAATGCCACCATAACTAAGCACTTAATTTGTTGTCAAATTTGCCCTTAGTAGTAGCATAATCCGTCTGTAACCAGCGTAATGCAGTCTTCGGCTCTTTCTGTTTGCTCGGTGTGCTCAATGTCAATGTATACACCCCGCCATTTATGCGACCCTCGCCCTCTGTAGCCTCCAATCCTATATAGTAACCATACACATCAAAAGTGTTTTCCAAATTCTTCCCTTTGTTCTGTACGATTGCAACCAATGAAGCCCCTGATACAAGTTTGTCTATCTGATCATAATCCTCCTTGTCCTTCCCATAAATCTTAAGAACTATTGAATGCTTATGTCCATTGAAATCATCATCCGAAAACTCCGGCTTCGTACTTACTGAAATATGACTCTCTTTAGCATAATCAACCTTGTATGCTGTCTTGCCACTCTTAAGAACAAACGTCTTTATATGATTACCATCCACTTGCGTCGCACCCAAGTCTATATCCTCTCTATTAACAAGTAACAGACTTAGCTCTATCCCTTTAACCGTGTCATCACAATCAAATGCTAAATCCTTAACTAATTTATTTATACATTGTGTCATTTATATATGCTTTTTTGTTATTTATTAATTGTATGGGTGAGGATTCCCACCCATACAACTGCCTATAGTTATTTGTATTTTTTACATCGCCATTGCGCCAGTGTTCCCGATTACACGTTGGAAGTCTATCTTATATCCTGACTTTATGTATACATGCTCATCCTTCCCCCCAATGTACTCAATCTCAATATCATTCAAGGAATTCATGCTGTCCACTCCAAGCTGACATTCCGATTTATCAAGAAGGATAACTCGGTGAGGATTGTTCCATTTACTACCATCTGAGAAGTCACGACGTATAATTTCATCTACCCAACGGTGTGTAACAACTTTAATTCCTTCAAATTCTGTAACCTCATAACCTCCTTCAACCTTTTCCAATGTGAGCTCGTTCTTATACGTAGCCCTCATATACCGAGATAAGTTAGTTACCATGGAATAAGTGGACAAAAACATCGGTTGCGCACCACTGGCAAAAGTACGAGCGTCTGCCTTATCAATAAGTTCTGTAAATACCTTAAACGCTCTATCTTCTGCTAATGCATTTTGCAAAGCAAAAGACGCCTGTGCATTCTCTTCTATCGTTACTCGCTTACTCGTATCGGTAGTAACCATTTTTTGGAAACCTGCATAAAGCCCACTCAATGCATTATAGTTCTCTTTTGCTACTCCTGCCTTCAAGGTCTGTGTACCACTCCCTGAACCTACATTACTCATCTCTGTATCTCCAAAGAAGGCAAACTTGTTGAAGTCCGTTTGTATGGCTCCTCCAAGAACTTCCACTATGAAGTTGATATAATCTGAGTCCTCAATATGCAACTTCTTTATACCCTTCACCCTGCACCATTGTAAAAATGTCTTCTCCAATGCGTCATAGCATTCAGAAATTGTTACACGCAATGCTACAGGATTCCACCATCCAGTGCGAACAGGTACATCAAAAGGAACCGGTGCCATACCACAACCCGTATCCTTACGGGTAACTCCCTCTACGGCTCCATAATACCCATATTCTGTCTCCTTTGTAACATCCTCAACCACTGTCATAGCCTCTTTAACATTTGCCTCTCCAATGGTACGCTCTTGTACAAGGTCCTTAATATCATTAATATATTCTTTGACCCTCTCCGGTTGCTTGATGAATTCTTTTAATTTTGTCTCTGCCATTTAAATAGTAGTTTATAGTTTATATTATATTATTTCTTGTACGAGCCTTGTCGCTCTCTGATTTCCTCAAGGGTTAGCTTTTCACTCTCTTTCCCTTGTGCACTACTCACCCCTCCTGAGTCTCCTACTTGGTAATGACTCTGCATTTCCTTTATCCTTGCAAACTCAGATTTAAGACTCGCATTTTCCTTTCTCAATGCTATAACCTCATTGGCAAGTGTTTCAAGGTCATTCTTAACAGAGGAATTAAATTCCTCCTGTGAAGCATTACCGCCTCCAGCATCCGACTCCTCTGAGGACGCTTTTTCCTTGATCTCCTTAATAGCACCTCCTTCAATAATAAGCGTCCGCTCATCCTTCAGAAGATACTCACCATCTGCTATCGGTTGACTCGTTTCCTGTCCTCCATCTGTCTTCTGCGTTACCTTGTCTCCAACTTGGGGCGTCTCCGCCTCCGTCTCAACAGTAACTATATCACCATTGGCAAGAGTCAAATCAACATCAAATGCCTTCCTGAATAATCCAGTGATAAAACTTAATACTTTTCCTTTACTCATATTATAATCAATTTACAATTTCTTTCTTCTACTGTATGCCTCGTACCTCTCAAAAAAATCCCTTAATATTCTGGGATTCTTATCCAATGCCTCAAATATCTCAGGGTGATCATCAAGAAATTCACTAACCAAAACCCCTAAATCATCCCCTACGGAATGAAACAGACTATCGGTTGCTGCAGGGTCATCTACCAAGTCCGAAGCAAGGAATTCCCTTAATACATGCCCGCCTGCCACACACTCCTTACCCGCTTTGTCTATGTATCGCTCCTCTATTTCATCCGCACTTATTACTATTGAATTCCCAAACATCTCTGAGTTGGAGGTCGCCATTCTCATTACATAATCATACATTGAGATACCACGTCCTTCCACCTGCGTATCCTTCGCTATATCATCTAAGTACAAATCACCATATAACTTCCCTCCAGATACACGAAAATTCTTATATCTCCCTATTAACGATCCTAATGAATTCCCACACATCACAGGATGACCAAATCGTGCCTTAATGTAACCACGCTCATTCCCCCTCTCTTCTAATTCCTTGAGAAAACGCTCTGAGAAGTACGTACCATTCTTATTCATCCCACTCTGTGCCAAAACCACATCATAAATAACACCCTTTTGAGTGTCCACTCTATGTTTGCTATCCTCATTGTACAATGGTAATGCCCTAAATCGATACTTCATCTCTCTATACTCTTAGTTTATACTTTACTACCACAAAGGTACTTAGTTATAATTTTTATAGGTGCCTGCAATTACAAGCACTTATAACCAACACTTATCTTTAACTTTGCCCAGTGAAAAGAGTTGTTTGTTTTCTTACTTTTTTTAAAAAAAGAGTGCCTTAAAAAGCACTCTTCTCCTTAAGGGTATTTTTTCATTCATTACATATTTGTTGAATTATTTTTTTCATTAAAAAAAGAGGCTATCCTAAATGGGTAGCCTCTTTGCTAATTAATAATAATGATAAAAATTTCTCTTATTGAATAAGTGAATGGATAAGTTGCCTGCCTTTTACTTTTTACCACTGTAATATGCCTCCCAGTGTGCCAGTAGCTTCTCTGCATGCTCCTTCGGAGTTACCTTGATATATTTTAGAAAACTCGCCTCTGTAGTATGTCCTGTTATTTTCATTATGGAAAGCGTCGGAAAATTCATCAAATACAAATTCGTTGCAAAGGAACGTCTACAAGTGTGTGAACTCATCAACTGCCATTTCTCATATACTCCTCGCTGCTTCCGCTTCGTTTCCGGATTCATCAAATCTCCTTCCACTTCCTCAAACAATCCTATTGCTTTACACACTTCTTTAATTTGTTTATTGAAAAGAGAAGAATTAATAGGTTTTGGCATTCCTCTAAGCCGTATTACCTCCTTAATATGAGGGTGTACAGGAATAACTACCTTTGCCCCAGATGTATTGCGTGTCTTCCTTGGTTCTACTTCTATAAACTTACTCTTAGCGTCAATCACTGGCAAATTCATAAAATCCGATACCCTCAAACCCGTCCACAACCCTAATATCATCAAGTCCCGTACATTCTCAAGAGCCTTATTATAAGAGAAATCAAAGGAAAATAGACGCTCTATTTCTCCTTCTGTAAGAGCCACCGACAGACTCCTATGCTTAGTTCTGGTAAATCCCGACAGCATTACATTTATATTGTATCCCTCCTCCCTCGCTTTCCTAAGAAAAATTTTTATTACATTTACGTATAATTTTATTGAATTGAACCCGTACCCTCTCTCATGAGTACAAAATTCTATAAATTCATCATTTATTTTGCTGTCATACTCCACTATTTTAACACGATTTTTCCTCCTCTGTTCAAACAGCTTTAATACATTATTCGTATTAACATATAATCTAATACAGGAATAACTGTATTCCTTCCCTGTATTCTTATTAACGGCACCTCTTATGTTTGAGATAAAGTCATCTGTGAAATCTGTTAAATACTCAAATTCCTGTGATACCCTCTCAGGTTTAAAATGTTTATCAAAAGCCAACTTCAACTTATCCCTACTTATCCTTTCATTATTGAGTTTAAAGTTGTCAATAAGAGTAACAAGGAAGTCATTATACTGCATAATGTAAGAGGTAATCTTGCGCAAACGCACCCCTTCCGAGCCCTTCCGTGTTTTTGGTAAGCGAGCATTAAAGTCCCAATCATTTGGGTTTATAACCTCTCCAGTGGAGTACTTAAATATTTTTTTTTCTTCAGAGATGTAATATTGAATAATAATTATTGTATCTTTGTCTCCGTTTGGTTCTTTCAGATAGAAATACAT